TCCATTAACTGGCGGCACTTCAAGTATAAATAATTTATATTTTGATGCTATTTTTTACAATAGAGTTTTATTTAATACTGAAAGAGTTCAAATGCTTAATGCATTGTCAAAAACTTATCTTAAGCTTTTTAGTGGATATACTGATTCTTCTTTACTATTAAACAACAGAATACAATTGCCTAATAATTTTAATATCGCGGGTAGAATATAATAGTATGAATACATTATTCAAATTAAATAATTATGTAGTAATAGATTTGTTTGAAATAGAACTTGAATCAAATGAAGGATATTTAAGATTTCATGGGTCTAAAAATTTTGATAGAAACATAATATTCCAAAATAAAGAATATATTTTTATTCCGTGTGAATTCAATGATTTTCAAACCACTTCTGATGGTAGACAGGCTAGACCTAGATTAAAAGTTGGAAATATAAATAATTATTTTTCTAGAGTTTTACAAGATCGTGGAGATTTGATAGGTAAAAATTTCAATAGAAAAAAAATATTAGCCAAGGATTTAGACGCTATAAATTTTACAGATGGTAAAAATCCGTTCGGAACTTCATTTTTTAATACTTATATATCTTTTGATAAATTAATAGTAAATGCTAAATTAGGTGAAAACTTGAATTTTGTCGAATTAGAGTTGGTAACAAAAGTTGATTTAGAAACTCTGTCTGTTCCAGCAAGAAAAGTTACTAATGATACATGTTCGTGGAATTATAGATGTTATGGTTGTAACTACGGTAATAACAGAAAATATGAAGGGCCAACAGATATAAATGCAAAAATTTCAGCACCTTCTGGATCAGATCCTACTTTTAATAAATTCTTAGGAGTACCAGTAGCGGACGAAAATGATAAAGTATTTATACAAAATTATAGCAGTTTTTCAAATAATGGCAACTATGAAATATCATCATTAAGATATAAAGGTGAATGGCTATCTACTGTTTCTTATTCAGTAGGTGACTTTGTTTATATAGATGCATTATCCAACACGAACTTAGAATCAGATGAATCAATTTTATCACCTTTGATTCAAAATAAAAACTATTTTGTTTGTGTAACTGCGAATTCAAATAAAAATCCTATAAAAAATACTAATGTTTGGAAGCAAGATAAATGTTCAAAAACGCTTCAAGGTTGTATGCTAAGATTCGGAAACAATACTACAAACGCATTTACAAATGGTAAACCGTTTTTACCTTTTGGCGCATTTCCAGCAACATTTCCATTCAATAATGATACTAACGTCTGAAATACTTGATGAAATTAAAGATTACGCTTTAGAAAATAAAGATATAGAGGTTTGCGGTTTTGTTGTTAAAAATAATGAACAAATAATATTTAAGCCGATTGCAAATAATCACCCATCAAAAGAATCTTTTTTTCTTGTTTCTCCAAAAGAGTATCTTGAAATAAAGAATAAGTATGAGATATTATATTTGTTTCATAGTCATCCGATTGGATTTGATTTTTCAGAAATAGATTTAAAATATCAAAAATATCATAATATAAATATGTTATTATTTATAGTACCATTGCAAAAGTTTATAGAAAAGCGTGTAAATACAATATGATATGGTAAATATTAAATTACATGGAGTTTTTGAAAGTTTTGTCAAAACAGAATGGTCGTTGAATGTTAAAACAGTTGGAGAAGCTTTTGAAGCTATTGAAGCTAATACTAATAAATTGGTAGGCGCTTTAGGAACAATTCAAGAGTATTTAAGTCATTTTATTATATATGTAGATGATAAAATTATGTCTCCTGAATATTTGAATTCTCCAATATTGAAAAAAAATTCTGTGGTTGAAGTCGTTCCATTGATTTTGGGTGCAGAACTAAGTCTATTTGCAATGTTTATTATTATGTTAATAGCTATGGGAATTCAAATGCTTATCACGCGCTTGTTAACTCCAAAAGCTCCGAAAGATATTAAAAATAATTCAAGAATGTTTTCTGCTTATGAAAATGTAACCAAAAGAAACGTGGCGGTGCCGATTGGTTATGGAAGGTTAAAAATTGGAAGCGTGTTAGTTTCAAATGATTTGATAACAACAAGTTTAGTAAATCAGGGTTCTGGACTTTCAATTCCAATTTTTGGAGGTGGAGGTCGTGGTGTAAGAGTTGTAAAATAATAATTTATTTTCATATGAGTTTATCCAGAGAAAACATAGCTAGAATTTCAGAAGGCGGCGGTTTAACTAACGAACGTGAAGACTTTGGCTTAAACGTTGGTGGGAATTATGTAAGCACTGAAGTTTCTATACCAACAAATACACAAACAGCTACATCATCTACAACAACCAGTCAAGCTGCAAAAAGTGATGTATCAATATATTTAAATACAAATAATTCAGCTATAAGTGCAGCTGGATTTGCTGGGGATAGAGCTAGAAATAACACTTTAGATACAGAAACTTCGTATTACGCTAATGATTTATTGTGCGAAGGTCCAATAGAAGGTTTAGTAGACAGTGATGGTAGTATTTTAAATTATATAAGTGTAAGTGATACGATTTCAAATAGAGCGTCTTCTTTGTCGTATGGAATATATTATAATGATAGTCCAGTAAGAGATAAAAGAACAAGTTTTTTAAATTTTTCTTCTGTTAACTTTAATATATCTTTAGGAAATGAAGTTGAAAATACAAATTCTAAGTCAAGCGCAGTTTATAAATACGATTCTAAAATTTATGATTTAGAAAGAACTCCTAATGATATAGTTTTTAAGAACTATCAATTCGATGAAAAAAATTTTACAGATGGCACTAATGATTCAGTTGAGCGTGGTTTGATAAGCGCTCGTCTTTTGGCAAGAAATTTTTCTCATTATATAAAAAACAAATACGTTACTAGCGCAACTGTTAATATCAAGGTTGATAATCTTTTTTTTATTGGCGGCAAAGGTGAAACTTTTAGTAATCATTTACGATTTGTAGTTTGCGTCTCAAACCTAAATAGTGGAATAAGATTTTATTATTTTTTTCAAGGCTATTTTGTTGTAAAAGGCAGTCCATCAATGATACCTATTGAAATACAGTTTTCTAAAAAAACCGATTCTAAAGCCGCAAATAACGAATATATTATAAATGTTTATAGTGTAGAAAAAAGATTATCAGTTACTAACGAAAATGAGTCTAATTTCGTAAAAGAGTTCTCTGTTGATAGCGTTATAGAAAGGGTGGATTATTCTTTTTCATATCCATATTCTGTTGTTTGTGAAAATATAATTAGCGCGAAACATTTTTCTTCTGTTCCAGTAAGAAGTTTTGATTGTAAACTTCTAAAAATTAAAGTTCCTGATATTTATGACGGTGATATAAGAGAGTATAATGGTGATTGGAGTGGTAATTTTAGTAAAACTTTAAAATGGACAGATGATCCTGCTTGGATTTTTTACGATTTATGTTCGAATGCCAGATATGGTTTGGCAAAAAGTTTCATGACTGAAAATGATTTGAATAAATGGGACATGTTGAAAATTTCTAAATTTTGCAATGAATTAGTTATTACTAACGCTTCGACAAAATATGTAGCAAACTCTTTTGATTATAATAATAACATAAACAATACTGAAACAGATTTTAACACTATTACTTTTACATGGACTGACACTTTGCAAAAACTTCAGCAAGTTTATCCAGAAAAAAGTTTATTGTTTTTATATGATGTAAAAAACGAATTTAATGAAAATATAAAAATAAATTTTAAAAAAATAATACTTTCTACAACTTTAGTCGGTAACAAGGCTAAATTGAAATTATGTAATGATTTCGGAGTTAGAAGTTTTATTGAATCAGATTTAAATGGTAAATTTTATAAAGCTTTACAATCTTATGTAGGAGGCAACCCTGCGATATTAAATACTGAAGAAAAAATAAAAGAATACGCTCTCAATTATGTTTCTCAAAACATAGTTGCTGGAGTTGCGAATGTCAATGAAGGAATATCTCAAAAAGTATCAAAAACTAAAATATTTGATTCATCTTTAAAAATTAAATCAGGAAAATGTGTAGCTCGTCATCATGGTTATTTTGACTTTCTAGAGCCTCGTTTTTCAGCAAATATATACATAAATGATGTCACTGAAGGTTTGAAAATTCTTTCTGATATGGCATCAATTTTTAGAGGTGTTTTTTATTTTAGAAATGGTCTTCTTAATTTAACTATCGATGTAAAAAAACCAGTTGTTTATGTTTTCACAAATTCAAATGTAAAAGATGGCCTTTTTGATTACGCTTCAGCAAATAAAGAAACTTCTTTTACAGTTGTAAAAGTATCTTATCTTGATAAAACAGATAACTTTAAAGATAAAATCGTATATGTTGAAGACGGTGAGCTTATAAGAAAATATGGTTTGATTGAAAAAGAAATTTTAGGTTTTGGAATTACTTCTAGGTATCAAGCAGAAAGAATAGGAAAATGGTTTTTAGCCACATCTAAATTAGAGTCTCAAACAGTTTCATTTGCGACGGGAATTGAAGCTACAAATTTAAAAGTAGGAGATATAGTAAGAGTAGCCGATAATTTGAAATTTAACGATCAAAAATTTGGAAGAGTAACTTCTTTGGATTTTAATAATAATTATATATATGTTGATAGAGAACTTGGAGAAGATATTCTGGGCAAAAAAATAAAATTATTTTCTATAGTAAATGAAGAACCTTTAGAAACAACTTTGACAATTTTTGAATTTAATAATGCAGAATTAAGATTGAAAGTTTTGCCGAAATCATTTATATCTTGGAATTTAATATCCAAAACATCTTCTACTGATGATGGTTCTGTGGTTTTTGGAGACAGCAGTGGTAGTGCTAGTTGGACGAGAAAAGCTTACACAAAACAAAGTTATACAGAAAATTGTCAAATATCTTTTAAAATTTTTTATGTTGACGTTCTTTTAGCATGTGGCTTAAGTCAAATAAATGATCCTACACTTGATCAAACAGATATCGACTATGGTTTTGAAGTCGATTCAAGTAATAACTTGTATTATAGAGAAGATGATACTCAAACTTCATTTGGCAGAACAATTACAAAAGACGATGTTCTAAAAATAACTTTTGATGGCACCAAGATTAAATATTTTTTAAATGATTTATTTTTGAGAGAAACAAGTCGTTCGATTGGTAATCCTTTGTATGGAGTTGCGGCATTTAATACACCATATGCGAGAATATACGATGTAGATTTTACACCTTATCCTGAAATAAATTATGGTAATTTTGCTAATTTAAGATCAGACGCTAATTTTTCAATTAGTTTACGAGAAGACATTAATGATGAAGATCTATACAGAATAATAACGATAACAGAGACTTCAATAAATGAATATAATTTATCTTTGATGCGCTTCAGTAATCAAAAATTTGATTTTGTTGACGAAGATTCTTTTATTGATAAAAAACAAAATAATAAAAAACAAATAGTGTTTTCAACAGATGATTACATTAGACCAGCTTTGACTGATCTGCAAGTGCAAACAGGTTTAATTTTTTCAAATATGTCTTATGTTCAAGCTGTATCTACTGATTTTGATTATACATTTTATATAGAAAAAGAAGTTTTCAACACAGATTTTGGCGCTTTGATTTATGAAGCTGTAGCGCTGAATTTTATACAATACTTTGATTCTTTGTCTAATAATTCTAACGTGTTCGGTTTGTATTGCAACATAATAAAAGATGGCAAAATTTTAAAATTTAAAGTTTATAAGGATGAGGCCAGTAAAATAACAGTATTTTTAGGAGAAAAAAGGGAAGGTGTTCAAACTTCAATTTCTTTTGATATAGATTTGTATGCTTTTGATAAAAACATGCGTTTAATAAATGTGTAAAGAATGTTATGGCGTTTATTTCAGGGCTAGCAAGTATTTATACAGATCCGTTTACGATAAAAAATATAGATTTGTCGTTGAATGGTTCTTTTTCTTCTAAAGATACAACTATAAACGCTGATGAGTTTGGTTACGACATTTCAGTGCCATTCATAAGTGGGTTTTTGGCTCAAAGTCAAATAAATTTAAGTTGGGCAGTGGAAAATCCAAAAAGTAAAAATTTAATTAATGGTTTTGTTAATGATTCTACTTTTTCAGGATTTCAAATAAATTTTTATAGTACTGGTAAAAATTTGATTAGTTCCTTGCCTGAGAGTTTTGCTCAAACTAATTATACTATTGATTCTTCTGATTTATTTGATACTTTTGCTTTAGTAACTGGTTTTGAAAATGTTAGTAATTTAAATCAATTTTTAATAGAAATAATAAGTAAAGATTTAGAAAACAAAACAAGCACTGGCGTAGCTTTGATAAATTTTGGTGTTCCTTCGGTTAGCATAAGCGGATACAGCTTAGATACAGCTCTGGCTATTAATTTAGACTATGCAGATTCAAGAATTATAGAATCTTTAGATGTTTTTGTTACTACTGGCACCAGCTTTAATCCTGATGATGAAAATGATAATTATCTTTTATATAAAAAATATATTTCACCTTCTGTAAATCAAGTTTTTATAGAAGATTTGAATCAGTTAGGTTCAGATATAAATTTAGATAATGATGTAAGAATTCCTTATTACACTCATTTAATTCCGTATAATTATTTTACTAGTGGAATTAAAGTGGTTTCATCTGGTATAAAGCCGGGTTCATTTTCTATTTTGGATTTGCCAGAAAAAATTGTTGGTTTAACTGGATATGCTTATTTTGATTTTAATAATGTTTCTAAAGATTTAAATTTAAATAGTTTTGTAAAATGGAATTCTGTTTTAGGGCCTCAAGATTGTTCTTTTCATATCTTAGTTGAAGAAAGCGGAAAAAATAAAACGAAATATGATTATTTTTTAAATAACAGATCTACAGAGAATATAAATGGAATATCTTTTGGAACAGGATCAGGATTAAGTATAACTGGTACTGTTTTTAGTAATTATGGTTCATCGGGCATTCAATGGTCTGGACACACTTTATATGTTGATAATTTCGGTTCTTTGCCAACAGGATTATATGATCAGTATTCTACGGGTATAAATTATATTACTGAAATAAGAATACCATCTGGTTTCACTGATAATAATGAAATATTTTTATGCTATGGGTATTCGGGTAATAATTGTTTTAAGTTTTTACCATCTGGTGGTTATTATAGTGGAACGATATATACGGGAACTTACTCTAATTCAAGATTTTTAACAAATACTTCATTAAATAATACAGGATTAACTTATTTAGGTGAATATAATACTGGTATTTGCATAGCAAAAAGAATAACTGGATTTGCGGATTTTACATATTCTACAATTGATCCTAGCTTTATATTTCCAATTAACGAAGGAAATGATTATTTTGTCAAAGTTCGCGCAATAAATTCTGATGAAGTTGTTTCAGAGTTTTCTGATTTATTTTTTATATCTTCAGGGTACATTAATAATATAATTAATCTCTCTCCGTTAAGTGGTAAAAAAGTTATTGATGGATCTGGTGTTAGTGGATATATACCAGTATTTTCTGATTCTGACACTTTAACTACAGGAACATTATATTATAGCGGTAGTAATAATATTGTTTTTACTGAATTGCCGACAACTACAAATACTGAAGAATTATTTAAGTTAGTAATTGAAGATAACATAATAAAAAAACAATTAGATACTGGTAGTAATGATGGAACTGCGTTAATAGATGAGTTTACTCAAAACAATCATGGATTTGCTGTTGGAGACGTTCTTAGATATGATGGAACTACTTGGTTCAAAGCTCGGGCAGATAGTGCCGAAAATGCTGAAGTACAAGGAGTAGTAAAAACAATAGTTAATGTTAATACTTTTGAATTGGTATACGATGGCTTGATTGATACTTTAAGCGGTTTAACTCCAGGAACAGTATATTTTTTATCAACAATTACTTCTGGAGGGGTTACTTCAGTTGAACCAAGTAATTTTGGAGAAGTTTCTAAACCTGTTTATTTTGCTTTAACACCAACTAGTGCTAATGTATTAACATTTCGTGGTGTAATAATTGAGCCTCAAAGTGGTACTAGCGGAACAAGTGGTTCTAGCGGTACAAGTGGTTCTAGCGGTACAAGTGGTTCTAGCGGTACAAGTGGTTCTAGCGGTACAAGCGGTTCTAGCGGTACAAGTGGTTCAAGCGGAACAAGCGGTTCTAGCGGTACAAGTGGTTCTAGCGGTACAAGTGGTTCTAGCGGTACAAGTGGTTCTAGCGGTACAAGTGGTTCTAGCGGTACAAGTGGTTCAAGCGGTACAAGTGGTTCTAGCGGTACAAGTGGTTCTAGCGGTACAAGTGGTTCTAGCGGTACAAGTGGTTCTAGCGGTACAAGTGGTTCTAGCGGTACAAGTGGTTCAAGCGGTACAAGCGGTTCTAGCGGTACAAGTGGTTCAAGCGGAACAAGCGGTTCTAGCGGAACAAGTGGTTCTAGCGGTACAAGTGGTTCTAGCGGTACAAATGGTACAAATGGTTCTAGCGGTACAAATGGTACGTCTGGAACAAGTGGTTCAAGCGGAACAAGCGGAAGTAGTGGAACAAGTGGTTCTAGCGGTACAAATGGTACAAATGGTTCTAGCGGTACAAATGGTACGTCTGGAACAAGTGGTTCAAGCGGAACAAGTGGTTCTAGCGGAACAAGCGGAAGTAGTGGAACAAGTGGTTCTAGCGGTACAAATGGCACAAATGGTACAAGTGGTTCTAACGGTGCAAATGGTACAAGTGGTACAAGTGGTTCTAGCGGTACAAATGGTACAAATGGTTCTAGCGGTGCAAATGGTACGTCTGGAACAAGTGGTTCAAGCGGAACAAGTGGTTCTAGCGGAACAAGCGGAAGTAGTGGAACAAGTGGTTCTAGCGGTACAAATGGCACAAATGGTACAAGTGGTTCTAACGGTGCAAATGGTACAAGTGGTACAAGTGGTTCTAGCGGTACAAATGGTACAAATGGTTCTAGCGGTGCAAATGGTACGTCTGGAACAAGCGGTTCTAGCGGTACAAGTGGTTCTAGCGGTACAAGTGGTTCTAGCGGTACAAATGGTACAAATGGTACAAGTGGTTCTAGCGGTATAAATGGTTCTAGCGGTACAAATGGTATAGAAGGAGGTGTTTTATTTACAGTAACTAGTTCTGGATTTAATTATAACATTTCGAATTATGCTGGTAATTTTCCTACTATTACAGTAGTGAGAGGTCAGTTATATTATTTTAATGTTAGTGGTGTATCTACGTCACATCCATTTGCTTTGAGATTATCAAGTGGCAATACTAGTGCTGTACCAGGAACAACAAACAATAATCCTGTAAGTGGACTAGCATCTACAAATACTTTAATAATTTACAGAGTTCCAGCAGATGCTCCTTCTAGTATAGTTTACCAATGTGTTCACCATTCAAGTATGATTGGAACTATAAATATAGTCAATCAAAATGGTACAAGTGGTTCTAGCGGTACAAGTGGTTCTAGCGGTACAAATGGTACAAGTGGTTCTAGCGGTACAAATGGTACAAATGGTACAAGTGGTTCTAACGGTGCAAATGGTACAAGTGGTACAAGTGGTTCTAGCGGTACAAATGGCACAAATGGTACAAATGGTTCTAACGGTGCAAATGGTACAAGTGGTACAAGTGGTTCTAGCGGTACAAATGGCACAAATGGTACAAATGGTTCTAACGGTGCAAATGGTTCTAACGGTGCAAATGGTACAAGTGGTACAAGTGGTTCTAGCGGTACAAATGGCACAAATGGTACAAATGGTTCTAACGGTGCAAATGGTACAA